CTGAGAACGGGAGGGTGAGATGGGCAGCGATTATCATTTCGAGAAACAATTAATCATCGAGCAGCTCCTGGGAGTTCCGGAGGGGGAGATTATTACCTAAGTTGTTAATCGGAGCAGGGGGTAAGGGGGCCAAAAATGGTTGAGGAATGCGCGCAGCGTGGGAATAGGGCATTGGCGGCGTTTTTGAGCTGCTCCCTGCCTACTGTAAGCCGGCTGGTAAAGGAAATGAAGGAACTGGGAGTTGTGTTCGAGATGTATCATGGGTACGGAAAGGACCGGCGGATGTGCAATATGTGGTTCCCAAGTGAGGTCCGCCGATATATGGCCGCGAGGCAGAGAGATAAAAAAAGGGGGGGGATGAACCCCCCTTTGTGTTAGGCGTCTTCTATCGAGTCTCCGAAATGCTGCTCGATAGCATCGGTGTCGAGGTACCGCTCGGCCCAGGCGATGGCCTCCTCTCTGGACATGGGGAAAAGGGCTTCCCCACCGCTGCTCATATTGCCGGCAGACCGGGCGAACCTGGTCATCGGGCCACCCTCGCCCGCCAGGAAAAACCTGCCGGAGCGGGGTGTTTTGTACAGCGTCGCGATCCAAGACTTGAAATCCGAGGCGCTGTGAGGGGAAGAATAGTAGCCGATTTCAATCGCTTTCTCGGTGTCGTATCTCAGTCCGTTAATTATTTTTTTCATGGGATATCCCTTTCTCCGCCCCTCAAGGGGCGGTTATTCTTCGTTTCCTTCCTCCCAGCTATCGTGTAATGTGCGTAACTCTTTCAGCCTATATTCGGTTGGCTTTCCGAGTAATTTTTTGAAATCGTCGTCAAGCAGAACGCTCCTAACGTTTCTCAATAGGGCTCTTCGCCCACACTCTTTCGCTTGCTGTTCAGTCATTTTTTCCATTTCCTTCTCCTCTTCTCGGTGCCGGTGCGGTGATTGGGGCAACCTCATTTGTTGCTTATAATATACACTCTCAAGGTGCGTTTGTCAAGAAAAGATTTGTAAAGAATTGTAAAGTTGGGAGAGCCTGAATTTGATAGTTTGTGGTGATAACCCCCGTGTTATCCCGTAGTGGTTCCCCTAGTGATACTTTGACAGCCGCAAACCCCTATTGTACAATGTGTTAAATGGTAAATTGGTGTAAACGCCGCAAGCCATGGGGTTAGCGGGATGAAAGCGGACAAACCGAAGCAAATGCCGATTTTGGGGGGTGAGTTTACCCTGCGGAGACTGAGTGCCAAGGAGCGGCGGTTTGTCGAGGAGTATCCGGCGGACTGCAACGGAGCGAAGGCGGCGGAACGGGCCGGCTACAGCATTCGGACCGCTCGCCAAATAGCTTCGAAATTGTTGACAAAAGCTTACATTCAGATGGCTCTTGCCGAAGTGAGGGAGAAAAGGAGCAAGCGATGTGAATTAACTGCGGATCGAATCCTCCTGGAGGTTAAGCGGCTTTCGCTTTCGGATATTCGCAAGCTCTACGATGAGGAGGGAAACATCCGGCCGATTCACGAACTCGATGATGCTACGGCTGCATGCATCGCGGGAATCGAAGTAGTCAAAAGCTTCGTTCGGGATGAGCAGGGCAACCTGGTTCCCGAGTACACTAAAAAATACAAGTTGTGGGATAAGAACTCGGCTCTTGAAAAGGCTGGGAAGCATTTGAAACTGTTCGCGGAAAGCGTAAATCTTAACGTCCATCACCATGAGGACTGGTTGAAAGAATTGGATGAACCGGAATGATGAGCGCAAAAGACGCCGCTGGCTCCGGGATAAATTTCCTTACTACGCTAAGAACTGTCTCGTTATTCGAACCAAGGAAGTGGGCGGGCAAGAGAGCTCGTTAGTCCCCTTCGAGCTGAATCGCGAGCAGCTTTACCTACATCGAGCTATTGAAACTCAGTTCCAAACGTTCGGGTGGGTACGGGTAATCATTCTGAAAGGGCGGCAACAAGGATGTTCGACATACACGGAGGGAAGATTCTACTGGAAGGTGTCTCACCGCTACGGTGTGAGGGCCTATATCCTCACTCACGAAGATCCGGCTACTCAGAACCTGTTCGAGATGGCCAACCGGTTCCACGAGAACTGCCCGGAAGATGTACGTCCTTCGACCGGCAACGCCAACGCAAAGGAGCTCTACTTTGACAAGCTCGATTCCGGATACAAGGTTGGTACTGCTAAAACCAAGGGGACCGGGCGTAGCTCTACCCTCCAGTATTTTCATGGCAGTGAGGTTGCGTTCTGGAGAAATTCAGAGGCCCATATCGCCGGCATCCTGCAAGCGGTTCCCAGAGTTAAGGGAACCGAGATCGTTCTCGAAAGTACGGCTAACGGAATGGGAAACCTGTTCCACCGCTACTGGCAAGCGGCTGAAAGAGGGCTCTCCGACTATATCCCGATTTTTATTCCTTGGTTCTGGCAGGTTGAATACAGGGCGCTGGTTCCTGCGGGCTTCGTTCTCGACGCGGAAGAGACGGAGTACTGCGAAGCGTACGATCTCGATCTTGAACAGATGGCCTGGCGGCGGGGAAAGATCATCGAACTCGAAGATCCACTGCTTTTCAAGCAAGAGTACCCGGCGTACCCAGCGGAGGCTTTCCAGGTGACAGGCGAAGCGACTTTTATAGAGCCCCTGCGGATTGTACGCGCCCGCAAGTATGCCTTGAAACAGGTTAGCGGACCTATCGTCGTTGGATTCGATCCGGACGCGGGCGGCAAAGACGGTGCGAGCTCCATTTATCGCCAGGGGCGGCTCGCCTTTAACCTGAAGCGATACAAGAAACAGGACGCCATGTCGCACGTGGGTACCGCCAAAGTGATGCTGGATTCGGAAGAGCTCTATGTGGACATGATGTTTATCGATGCCTCTGCCGATGGGATGATCTCGCGCCTCTGGGAGATGGGATACAGGGACCGGGTACGGGCTATTCACTTCGGCGGCCGTGCGCACAACGAACAGAAGTACAAGAACAAACGAAATGAAATGTGGGGCCTGATGGACGAATGGTTAAACGATGTCCTCCAGCCGCAGATCCCCGACGATGACGGCCTTCATGCGGATCTCATGGCGCCGCGTTTTACGTGGGATTCGAACCATAACAAGGTGCTCGAAAGTAAGCAGGCCATGCGTTTAAGAGGCCAGCGTTCCCCTAACGACGCGGACGCTCTCTGTCTAACCTTCGCGGAACCGGTAGCCGGAAACCGTTCGAGTAAACTGGTTTTCGCGGTTTCCGAGCAGAACCCGCCACAAGGGCGGCGTTCGGGAATCCAGGGTGTGAGTCATACGACAGACGCGTTGGACTACAACCCGTACGCGGATGAGGAGTTTTGACATGTGCGTGCCTCAAAATGGAGGGCCCGGAGGGAGTGCTTCATCAATGCCGCCAGCGGTACCTCCGGACGTCATTAACCAGATCAACCCGCAGGCTGCGGCAAAAGCCCTGGGCGCCGTGATACAGCCAAGAAAGGCGAAGTCATGATTGATCCAAAAGATCTGAACAATCGTTTCATGTATCACAAGCCCACGGCCGCCAAGATCGGTGGGCTTGAGGCCGTGTTCGTGAATTGTTGCGTACCCGAGTTCGTGAATTGTTGCGTACCCGATGGGCGCGAGAAGGCTCTGGCCATCACCCATCTGGAGGATGCAATGTGGGTGGGTTCCCGGAAGAGGAGATAAACTAATGTGTTTTGGAGGTGGAGTATCCGTGCCTGCACCTGCCCCGGCACCAGCGCCGCCGCCCAGCGCGCCTGACCAGGGCGTACAGAACGCAGGGGCGAACCAGCGCAACTTAGCGGCCATGGCTTATGGCGCGTCTCAGACGATTGCAACTGGCTCGATGGGTCTGCAACAGCCGGCCAACACAACGGCGAGCGGTAAAACGCTCCTGGGGCAATGACCATAAATACTCTCAGGTGGGCGTCGTAAGCGAGTCATTTACAGCAAGGGTGTTCCCGAGATCAACTTTGATGAGGTGTTTTAGTGGCCGGTGAAGCGAGAAAGCTCATACAGTTTCCAACCAAGGAAAATGACGACAGGATTGCTAAACTGCGAAGCTACACCGACAGGCGCCTTATCGGCCTGCGCGTCGATCGCTGGTCATACTGGCAGCACTGGCGGCAGTGCTCTGAATACTTACTGCCAAGGCGCGGGCGCTATCTTCAGACGCCTAATCAAGCTACCCGTGGAAATCCGGTCGGCCAGAGAATCCTCAATGAGACGCCGATCCTCGCCTCTCGTGTTCTTGCTGCAGGGTTAATGGCCGGGCTTACGAGCCCGGCCAGGCCCTGGTTCAGGCTAAAGATTCGAGACGTAGACGTGTCAGACAATACCTCTGTGCGCCTCTGGCTCGATGA